AGGCAGTCGGCCTTGTCAGCGTGCGGTCTCATGCCTCGGCCTGCTTGCTGAAGATACAGGCCTGGCGACATGGTTGGCCTGGCCATTACCAAGAGATCAATGGCAGGATGATCGAATCCGACATTCAAACATCCGACTTGTGTAATTGCCGTAATCTTTCCAGATTTGAAATCAGCAATAGATTGCTCTCGATCTTTTTTTGCCATATCTCCAATAACCGATACGGCAGAAATCCCACGGCTCAAAAGAATGTCACGCAGATGTTGGGCGTGCTCTACTCCGGTCGCAAAAAACATCCAACTTTTACGGCTTTCAGATCGTTTGATGACTTCATCAATCATCGCCTCGTTATTGTCCAACGTGTCCACAGCAGCTTGAAGCTCAGACTCAATAAAATCACCGCCTCGTTTGTGAACGCTGCTGGTGTCAAGTTTGAAGCTAGTCTGCTTGCTGCGTAACGTTGCAAGGTAGCCTTTAAAAATTAGTTCTTCGATGCTGACAGGCTCAATCAAAGCATCAAAAATTGCTGGCTTATCTGTAATCATCCCGTGACCAAGACGAAACGGGCTGGCCGTAAAACCAATCACGCGCATCGACGGATTTATAGCCATCAATTCGTTGATGATCTTTCGATAGCTCCCTTCGTCTTTGTGCGAAATGTCGTGCGCTTCATCTACCAGCAAGAGATCGCAATGCCCAATTTTTTTTGTTACTCGAACAATTGAAAGCGGCCCACCAATTGTGATCGGTTCACCCAATTGTTTTTTTCCTGCGCTTGCTGAATAAATCCCCATTGGCGCACCAGGCCAAATCGAACGCAGCTTTTCAGCATTCTGGTTTATCAGTTCGACGCTGCGCGTCAGCATCACGATATGCGTCTCTGGCCATTCGGTAATTGCCCTTCTGCAAAGTTCAGCAATAACAATGCTTTTCCCGCTGCCAGTCGGCAACACAACACACGGATGGCCAGTGTTTTTTTCAAGCCAATCGTAGAGCATTGATAGGGCTCGTGACTGATACTCACGCAGTTCTATTTTTGCCACGTTGTACCCCTTCTGACGTTGTTGATTGTGTGCCTTGTGACACCAAACTTATTTGCCAATTGCTGACCATTTAAGCTGGAGTCCAATATTTCCTTTACGTTTTCTTCAGTCAATTTCGACCGTCCGTTTTTCTCCCCAACATAATGGCGTCTTTTCTGCAAAGCGTCTTGTGCATTATCTTTTACCGTGCCAACAAACAAGTGGTCTGGATTGACGCATCCAGGGTTATCGCAGTGATGGCAAACAACTAGCCCATCAGGAATTGGCCCCTTGTGGATTTCATAAGAAAGACGATGTGCCCTTGTGTTTTGGCGATCACCAGGCAATACGCCATAGCCGTCTTTGTCTGTATGCGCTCTCCACTGCCAGCAGCCACTTCCAAGTTTTGCAAAACGAGAAAAAAACCGTTCATGCAAAGTACCAGCTTGTCGAAGCCTCATTGCTTTCATGGCAATTGAATTTTTTTCTGATTTCAAGCAACCGCAAGATTTGCTTCCACCACTTCTGAGTGGTACACCATAAACAATTTGTTTTGTTCCGCACTCGCAAACGCAATTCCAAAACTTTCCTGTTTGCTTTGCAATTGCTGGTTTTTCTGCCTCAGACAACACAGTCCAGCGGTTGAACTGCAATCCGACCATTTGAATTGTTGGCTTGCCCATAATAATAATTTCCTTACATAGTGAGAATGACAACATTGTAGCAGCATCATCCCACCACCCTCCCACCAAACTCTTTACGCATGTCATGCAACTGCGTCCAGCCCTTGTCCGCACACGCCCCGGCATTGGCCAGCAATTCACGGGAACTAAAAACACCCTCGATCTCAGGATCGCCATTGGCCACGGTCGTGCCATTGATTTCGTAAATTGCTGTCCATTCATCAGGCCCATCCTTGCGCTGCCACGGCACCAGATCAGGGTGCAGCACATGACCCTCGCAGCCGGTGCGCTGTGCATCCACGGGGATCACGTCATCCCACTTAGAGCAGTGCCAGGTCGAGTCCGACAACGGCGTTGACAGGGCGCAAGTTCGGCAGTTCACATGCTTGGTAGTCTTTTCACCAAAGCACTGGTCGTGGCCATCACAGAACTTGCATTGGTACCAGCTTGGGTCTGCACTCAATGGCTCTGGCATCCGGTCACTCAGAGCAATGCGCTGGCCACGCGCAATGGCAGGCAACGCCACGTCAGCATCAAACTTCACGCGCTCAGTGTGGATGCGGTCATCGTCTTTGCACACGGCCAGGTACAGCGCACGGTCCAAACCCGTGCCGGCCATGTAAACCTGCATCTGCACAAAATGCTCTGGCTTTGACTTCTCCACGCCATCCTTCACCAGTGCATCAAACGATTTCTTACTATGCGTCTTAAACTCAGCCACATGCTTGGTCTTTGGTGCTTCAGGCACGCCAGAGTCAATGATGGCATCAAGAGACCCAGAGACATGGCTGCCAAAGTCAACACGGTACTGGCTCGAAACTTTGCGCACGTCCATGCCAATAGCACGCAGGTCGCTGATGATGTTGGCTTCTTCTTCCTGCCCACGGCGGAACAAACGCAAGATGCGGCCAGGAAATGAAGGCTGCACAGCCCAGCGGAACGACAACCACAGCCAACGGTCACAAGGGTGGCCCAGGCCACTTGCCCCCATGTGAGGGCGCGGGACTTCGGCCTGCGCTTCATGGTGCTTGTCAATCAGCGCCTGAATGCTGTGATCACTCTCGGGTATCTTCATGATTTCTCCTCATTGCGCGCCTTAATTTTGGCTAATAACTCACCGGCTTTACGAATCATAGTAAACGCGTCCAACAGACGAATTACAAGAATTGCTCGACCGTTGGTGTCTTCATAAATAGTTTCATATGCGCAATGCTGGCGCACATATTCTTGAAATTCTGTGTAGTTCATGCTGTACTTTATGGGTGGGCTTACTCGCTGCACTGGTTCTCAATGAACATGGGACGTATCCGCAGCATCCGCTTTCAGCCCAAAATCATTTCTTTGCCCAAGGCGGCGCAGCTTTGGCGCTTGCAACAGGTGCACCAGCAGAAGGCATAGAAGCCGCCACAGGCGCAGCACTACCCGAAACAGACTTAAATGCCTTCACCTCGTTGCTGTCGCCATACTTCTCATCGGTCTTCACCTCCAACTTAATCGACAGATTGCCGCCAATCAACTGGTCGGTGTCTGTGACTTTGGCCAAGCCAATTGAACGCATGATGTCGCCCAACTGCTGGCGGCCAATCTCCTCGGCCTTCTGGTTTGGGTTCTTGATGTTTAAGTTGCCAAACACCACGCGCCCCTGGTGAGTTGGGCCTGTCACGTCATAACGCAGCTTAATGTACTGGCCAGTGCCAGCCTTGTTAGGCTTGAGCTCGGACTGCGTAATCGTGACCGTGTACCAGCCAGCAGGCAGCGGCTCAAAGTTGCCGGTGGTGCCTTGTGGCAGTTCATTAACGTCAAATGCTTCAGGTAAAAATGCCATGATTACTCCTTGGGGGTGATTGAAAAAGACGGGCGGCCAGGCTTGGCCGTAATTGCACCGGCCAACGGGCCTGTGATCGTTGCGTCAGCAGCTTTCCAAGCCGCCATGTTCAGTTCAGGCTTCCACCTAAACAGCGTTGCAAGGTGATCGCTCAAGCCGTGTTCGGCGGCAAGCTCTTGCACCTTCTCGCCGTCAACCTTGCGGTCGATGCGGCCTGCAATCTTGATGACGTACTGGCCACGCTCGAGCGTTTCGGTGCTGTCAAGCTGGTCTGAGATACGCGCCAGCTTCTTGATGTGGTCCTCAATATCTCGTCTATCTTCTGTTGCATCTTTTTCTTCTTGCTTTGCTCTGAGCCACATAAGGGCTAATTCGTTCATGTCGGTGGTTTCAATCATGGCTTGACCTCATTCACAATCCCATGCTTGCCTCTTAGCCACAAACTTAGATAAGCCTTTTCAGCGCCCATTCGGTACAACTCAAACTCCGTATAACGTGTTAAATTGTCCTTGCCGTAACCTGGCCCGACAAATACGCAACTGTTTCTATAGTGGGGTAAGAAAGTAATGCCGTCTTTGACAAACACCATCAATTCTTCGTGAGGTGCTTGGATGGTGTTCTGGTTCATGCCTTGCCCCCGATCTTGGCAATGATTGCGCCCAGGTCCGGCGCTTCCCAGCCAGACAGCTTTCCAGACCGATCCTTGGCCAGCCACAGGCCATCGCTGTCGCACATCAAGGCGCGTTGCGTCACCCCCTCGGCATCGCGCTCAACACGCAGGGCCATCACAAGGTCAAAAAAGTAAGGCAAAGATTGACCAGTTTTGTTACCGGGCATTGATGGGCTGTACAGAATTCGGCCCATCTCATCCTGCGTCTTTTCCAGCTTGGCAGACATATAAACATTCTTTCCAGGCAAATCACGAAACGCACGGATGATGTCGGCCATCTGCTCCTGCATGGCACCGTAGGCGGCCCGTGGGTCTTTGTTGGCCTTTTTTTCGGTGTTCAAGCACACCTCGGCAATCTCGCTGATGCTGTCTAAGGCCACCGACTGAAAGCCTGCGGCCTCTTGGCTACCTGTCAACCAAGAATAGGCCTCGCGCAAGTCATCCATGCTGGCGATTTCAATGTACGGCAGGTCAGCGTCCTGAATGGACAGCAAACCACCCTCAGCACTCAACACCACCACATCAGGCAGCGTTTTGACCAAAGTGGTCTTACCA